CCGGTGATATAGGAAGTCGCATATGCAGAGAATGAAAGGGAAATGTGCGCCCCTCTCGCGTTCGCTGCCGCTACTCCATATACTGTGGCAAAGAATCGGGCCGCTTCGCCACTTGACCCTGCCCCGGCGATATAGTGCCTCCAGTACATGCCTTCAACACTTCCGGTTCCGGTTGTCTTGGTGTAAAACGACGCCATCTTGTCATTGCCTGTCGATGTTACGGGGTCAGTCGATGTGCCACCACCGAGAATCTTTCCCGCATGACTTTTGAGGCCGAGGCTGAGCATATAAGCTTGCGGTGCTTTGGCCTGCACCGACGATCTCCAACCTGGCCATCCTGCTAATTTACTCATGGTGTCCCTCCTTTAAGGGACCGGAAGGGGATTACCCCTCCCGGTTTAGGTTAGATGTTAGCCTGCGTCAGTCTCAAGATCGGAGCCGTGGTCCATGAAGTAGAGGGCGTAAACGTCAACCACTCCATCAGCGGAAAGCCCTGCCGATCCGGTCAGCTTGATGGTGATATAGTCAGCCGCAGTAAACTTGTATCCCCTGCGGATAACCGAGGATGATTTGAGACCGGTCACGTTTGCCGATGTGCCTTGCTGCCCGCCGGAAAGGGACATAGCCCCTATGCCGGTACAGGTAATCGCGTTGAGGATTGCGTCAACCCCCGACGATGTACCAACCTGAATAGCGAGGTTTGATTCTCCGCTCCATGACAGGAGAACGTCGAGAAGAACCGCGTTTTTCGGGATTCTGCACATGAAAATAACGTCGTTCTGTGCATACCCGCCTGTTTTGCCGACAATCTTGCTTCCGGAGGCGAGGACTACGCCAGCCGGTACGTTGCCGTCAGGGGGAAGGTTTCTCATATATTCGTCTGTGTAGTAGTTACTCATGGTCCACCCCCATTACGTATTCGGGTCGTCGCAGTAGGTATCCACTGCCACAACGCCGAAGTCTTTGCTGTTATACCGGGACTTCTTCACGCCATAGATTGTCCCGGCGGTAATTGCCAGTGCGTTCCCACGGTCGTCGGTTTCCTCATTCCAGGTGTACCGACCGGGAGCGCCGTTTCCGCCCCACGCTATGATGCCAGCCTGAGCGCCAAGAAGCAACGCTCTCGCGGCTGTCACGTCTGAACCCGCTCCGTAAGTGCTAAACCTGATTACGTTGCGGTGCTTGTGGAGGATAATGCCGTTGTACTCACCGAGGGCATTCTTGTAAATCATGCTGTCTTTGCCGTCGGTGTTTTTGTGGATGTCAATCCAGTCGTTGGTGCTGGTTGACTTCCTCAGATCGAACGCCTGCCAGATGTGCATCAGGAGAACAAACTTCAGCTCTCCGTCAACCATCATCGGCAACATGGCCGGGTCAGTGGTTTCCACAAACGCAACACACCGGTCTACGATGGTAAGGTCAAGGACATCCGCACTGTCCATATCGGATGAGCTGGTAGCATCCCCGCCGTAGAAGATATGGCCTGAATCCGGCGAAGTTAGGGTGTTATATGCCCTTCCTGTCCATGCCGTGTTTACGTGGAACGATGTGTCAACGCCTCTTGCTCCGGCGAGATACATCATAATCTGTTCGTCGTAATCTTCGGCCCACCAGGTAGCAAGTGCGTCCCTACCTTCTTTCCGCATATTGTAGGGGACCCTCTGCTCGGACATCTGCCCTTTGCTCTTGGTACCCTTCCGGCGCTGATTGATGTACAGCTGATCGTAGAAGAAATTGAGTGCTTCCTCTGCGGCTGTTCCTTCAATCGTGTTGTCGCCTTCAATACCGTCGCCGGACAGTTTCATCCTGAGACCGACGGTAATCAGCTCACCGGCTTTTTTGGCAAGCTCTTGCTGGACCTTGATGAGATTATCATCGCCGGTCCCCATGAACTTCCTGAAATACTGCTTTTTCTCCGCTTCAACAGCGAGAGACGTTGACCATCTCTGGACTGCTAACGCGGCTCCGAGTGTAAACTCTGTAGCTCCCATTGTCTATCTCCTTCTTCCGGGCTTATGATCCCGAAAGATACCGTTGCTGATCCGCTTCGGATAGCTTCGCGAACTCCGTTTCAGACAGTGGTTTGCTTAAGTCTGCCGGAATTGACGAGCCTCCTGGCGGAGTATCCCCGATACCCCGAAAACCCCCGGAATTGTCTTTAATTTTGTTGAGGACCTCTGCGGCCCCTTCCGCCTTGAGTGCTTCTGTCCTGGACGGGTCAGGTTTTGTGCTTTGATAAAAGCTGTTGAGCAGCTTAACGAACTGCGTAGCGCCTTTGCCGAGAATAACCGTCCGGCCATCCTCCAATCTGACTCTCGTTTCCGGTTTCGTCAGTATGCTGAGGACATCCTCGTCTACTCCCTGCGACATGGCGAATTCTGTCAGGTTTGCATTGACAACGCCGTCATCGGCAAAAAGCCCGGGGACGGCTGCTTCCATCTCTGTATACCTTTGCGCTACGATGTTGGATATCTGCTCATTTGCCCGCGCCTGTCGTTCTGACACCGCTTTCGCTGCCGCCTGCTCTTCCTTGTAGATGCTGAGGTTGTGAAGGTATATCTGCGCCTCAACAACGTCCTGCTCTGCAAGTTCCCTATATTCCTGGTTATTTAGAACCTTAAAATCAGCGGGGAGCTGTGATTCTTTCTGCGGCTGTGCCGGATCT